ACACGCTGCCGGGGGCAATTTTTGATAGCACCGCCGATTTGTGCATCGGCACGTTCGGCAAGTATGCGGAGGACGGCTACCCGGGACTGTCATACACGGGCTACATCGACGAACTTCGCATCGTCAAAGGCACTGCCGTCTATACGGCCAACTTCACGCCGCCGACTGCGCCGTTCTGAATTGCGCTACACCCACAACATACGGCAACCATCCGGAATCTCCGGATAGTTCGGCGCGACCGTATACACCTTAGAGACGGTCCAACCCTCCGGTATCGCCGGATAGTTGCGCTCTCGCACCAGAAGAGCGAAGGCTAGGTAGTTGCGAACAAGTGCATAGGTTTTGTATTTCGCAATAATTGCGTCAGGGGCAATATTCCCGAAATGGAATACCTGCGACACGACGCAGGAACGTGTTGCCGAAACGTATCAAAACTGACACGTTTCGCGTATGAATTCTGATACAATCTGGCGGTCCCGGCGGGCAGGCCTCGCACTGATAAAGCGACAAGCCGACCCCGCCGGGATCGTTCTTGATTCGCGAAAGGCGAAACATGGCACACGCTCTCCTGAAGTTCGACCTAAGTGACCCCGACGACGAGCGGGAGCATCGCTATGCACTGGCAGGCCGCGAGGCGCTGATCGCCCTAGAGGCGATTGAGCAGCACCTTCGCGGGAGGCTGAAGCACGGCGAGCCCAGCGACCTAGAGCGAATCGGCCTGAAAGAAATACAGGCCATGATTCCTTACGAGTTGACGAGCCTGTTGCAGTAGCACTACACGCCGCAGAGAGGGACAAATGGGCGAGCAACGCTGGATTGAGATTTACGAAAGCCTGCCGCCCAATGGGCAACTGGTGCTGTGGCTTCGTCCAGCCGACAAGCGTTGGCCCGTAACGGTCGGCAGGCGTGACGGCAATTCAGTCGATGATGGCGGGGATTTGGTGTTTAAGATTGAGCCGTTCGTCACTCACTGGATGCCGCTTCCAGAATTGCCAGCCGAATTGCGCTCTTGAGCGAAGGGACGGCCGTGGCAAAGTGGATCAGCGTTGAGAAGCGTCTTCCGAAACGCGGCGAGCGAGTCATCGTCGCCCACCGTCGATACGAATGGTCGAACACCCGCCACAAGTACTACAGGCTCAAGACGCTTGGAGTTCGACCGGCAACCTACTGGCTGAAAGGCCATATGGGGCTGCAATTTTGCTGCTCAGGCGGTGACGTTGTGAAGGAGCCTGTTGCGTGGATGCCGATGCCAGAGCCGCCAAGTGCGCTATAGCGGCGAGAGACGCCCGCCACCCCCTCACTCGCGCCCGCCGGCCGTGCCATTCTGCTAGGGAATCCCCCAACGGTTCCCGAGCAGGCCAATGCCGTCCTACCTTCGCGAAATTGCCGACGCTCTTGCGGCCAGTCTCAACACCGTGTCGTGGGAACTTTCGCCGATCACGATCGAGCGAAAGAACTGGGTCACGGTCGACATCGAGGGCATGGCGAACCCAGTGATTTACGTCACGCCGGGCAACGCCGACGTGCAGCGCATCGGCCGTCAACAGAGCCAGATCGACTACACGGCCCACGTCTTCATCGGCCGCCACGTCTCGACCGACCAGGAGGTCGACCAGATGATCGACCTGGCCGGCGAGGTGCTGCTCCAGATCCGGGCGCACGAGTTCATCGACGTTGAGGACTGGCCCGGTGGCGTCACGAGCCCCGAGAGCTCGAATATCGAAATCAACCCAGACGACGCTCTCAACGACCGCAACGTCTGGCGGGCTGTCATCACGGCCACCTACCGCGTGCTTGAGAGCGACAATCTCCCGGTGGGGTGACGCATGGCTGGACTCTCTGGAGTCGGGCAGGCACTCAGCGGCAAGGGCAACCTGGTCCCGCCCGCCTTTCGCTTCAAGGCGAAGATGAATTTCGCCCACGTCAAAAAGAAGGTGAAGAGCGGAAACCTCAAAGCCCTCGACCGGGCAGGCACCATCGTCCGCCAATCGTCGAAGAAGCAGTTCTCGCACCGCAACGTAAAGACCAAGCCGAATTGGTCGCTTGTCGGAAGGAAGGACGGAATGCCGGTGCTGGCGATGGACTTCCGTCCGCCGATTCCAGGCCGGATCACAAGCTGGAAGAACCCTCGCGGGCGAGGTGCGACGCGGACGGGCTTCCTGCGGACGCTCATTCGATACGCGGTCGACAACCGCCGCGAGTCAGTGGTGATCGGCCCGACAGACGCAGCGACGTGGCTCAACAAATTGCAGGAGTTTGGCGGGTCCGCTAGGCGAGTGCTCCGGCTTGTCGGTCGCTATCCGACTAGCCAGCGGAGGCCAAATCGCGTGCTTGAGAATTTCCAGCCTCCTGACTCATTGGTTAGCGGTGGACGCAGCGGCGGCCGAGACAAACGCGGGCGGTTTAAGCGCAACCTCGGTCGCGGGGCATACGTCGGCGTCTGGATCGACCCGGCCCACACGCGGCGTCGCAAGACGATGGACCTGGCTTCCAGCGATGGCAAGGTGCCGCCTGGGCGGTTCATGCGAAAGGGCTTGGCGGCCAAGTTGCCGAAACTCGCCCAGCAGTGGCGGGGCCAGATCTCTGGACCGTGACCGAGGGCTCACACCCCCTACGGTCGCCGCTCTGTCGCTCCTAGTTTGAGCGTATCGCCACACGCAGGCGACATCGCACACACAGGAGGGCAGAGATGTCCGGCACATCGTCCAACATTCTTCTCGGCAAAGACGTGACCATAACGGGCGTCACTGGGGCGCGCAGCGTCACCGTCACGTCGTCCGCCAGCGAGATCGACACCACCCCGCTCGGCGGGCTGACACATCGCCGGTTCTCCAAGGGCCTGGCAGAGCAGACGATCGAGATTGAGTGCATCGACGCCCCCGGCTGCGAAGCCGGAGCCACGATCACCATCGGCGGCACGACGACCGGAAACGCCGCCTACACTGTGACGAGCGTTGCCCAGGCCGAGCCGATCGACGGCATCGTCACCTACACCGTTTCGGCTACCCGCGCCTAGTAATCCACCTGAACATTAGGAGCCAACTCGCATGGCAGTCACTCTCGGCCGCAGCGGATCGCTTTCCGCGCCTTACGGCACCAATATCATCAATGTCACGAAGACCACAGAGTCCGAGGCCGTTGATGTTTCCAACCGCTCCAACACTTCGGGCGGCTACAAGGTCTCGCAGGCGGGCTTTAAGTCCGTGACGTGGGAAATCGAGTGCCATAACCCAGGCCAGGCAATGACCGACCTATTGGACGCCAACGCCGATAACGGCGTCACCGTCATCAGCGTGACGGAAAACATCAACGTCGACGGGGCCGTCACCTACACGATCACAGCCAAGGGCGGAACCTGACCAGTGGCGATCACGCTGGGGAAGGACTGCTCGATTACGTTGGGCGGCAACATCGCCAGCGCGCGGAGCGTCACGATTAGCGAGACGGCCCGCACGATCGACATTGAGGCGTTCGGCTCGCGTCAGGTCGAGGTTTACAACACTGGCTACGACGCGACCGTTTCGGTCGAACTCAACGACGCCAGCGACGTGGATTTCTCGTTTTTGGAAAGCGGCAATGAGATCGCCGTCTCTGGAGGCTCGGGCGGTTGGTCGTTCACGGCGGTCGTGACAGGCATTGCCGAAACTTTTTCCGTTGACGGGGTCGCTACGTTTTCGGTGGAGTGCAAGATGACCCGCCAAGGACTGAGGACATAGCCAATGCGTGAGTTCAAAGATGACGAAGGTCGCCCGTGGCGTCTGGCGTTGACCGTGGCGTCGGCGCTGCGAGTGAAAGACCTTGTGTCGGTCGACGTGACAGACGAGGACGGCACCAGGCGGACGGTGCCATTTGACTTAGTCGACGCCGCCTCGATCTCGCAGACGTTCCAAGTGCTGCGGACGCAGTACGCCAAGATCGGCGAAGTGCTCTACGCGATCCTGGTGAAGCAGGTCGCGGAGAAGGGGCTCGACAAGGAAGCGTTTCTCGAAGGGCTGCGGGGCGATGCTCTCGACGCGGGCGTCAAAGCGTTGGAGGCCGAGCTTGTCGATTTTTTCCCGCCGCGCCTCCGCAAGATGATCGGGCTTCTCGCCGCCAAGATGGACGAAGTGGCAGGCGAGATGCTGACGAAAGCGGAGGCGGGTCTGGAAGCCGCGAGCGCGGAGACGCTGATCGCACAGTCTGGGACACAGTCTGGGAAGCCGCCGGAATCCTCGGAGTCCACCCAGGCAAGTGGACCCTCCGACAACTCATTGCGGCTAGAGACAGCCGCTTAGAGCATCAGTGGTGGCACACGGCCAACCTCATCGCGCAACAAGCCAACATTCACAGAGACAAGCACAGCCCCAAGGCAGACCCCCGAAAGTTCAACCCGTTCGCAAAGAAGACGAAGCCCAAGGCGCGAGAGGCAACTCCCGAGGATCTTGAGCGGCTCTTCGGCAAAGATTGGGCCAAATACGCATGAGCGCAGGATCAGTCAGAGCGGGCAGTGCGTTCGTCGAGATCGGCGCAGACCCGCGCAAGTTCTTCGCTGCGTTGAATCGCATCAACAAGGCGATGGCCAACATGGGCCGCTCGCTCGCCGGGGCGGGGGCGAAGATCGGCGGCATCGGCGTGGCGACGCTCGCGCCGTTTGCGG